TCTTAACAAAATTCTTAAGACAAATGATGTTGATTATGTTATTGCTTCGGATACTGATTCTATCTACCTTAATATGGGTCCTTTGGTGGAAACTGTATTCAAGGGAAGAGAAAAAACTACTGAGGGCGTTGTTTCGTTCCTTGATAAGATCTGTAAGGTGGAATTTGAAAAATATATTGAGAGTTCTTACCAAGAATTGGCTGAGTATGTGAATGCCTATGAACAAAAGATGCAGATGAAGAGGGAGAATATTGCTGAGAGGGGAATCTGGACTGCCAAGAAACGTTATATTTTGAATGTTTGGGATAGTGAGGGTGTAAGGTATTCTGAACCTAAACTTAAGATTATGGGAATGGAAGCAGTTAAATCTTCAACTCCAGCACCCTGTAGGTCTATGATTAAAGAAGCATTCAAGATTATTATGACTAAAACTGAAGATGATATGATTGAATATATCAGCAACAGTAGAAAGCATTTTTATAGTCTTCCTCCAGAAGAGATTTCTTTTCCAAGGTCTGCTAATAATATCAATAAGTATAAGTCTTATAGTATGATTTATGAGAAGGGAACCCCTATTCACATCAGGGGAGTTCTGCTGTATAATCACTATATTAAGGAGAATAACTTGGACAATAAATACCCTGTTATCAATAATGGTGAAAAGATTAAATTCTGTTACCTCAAAAAAGCAAACCCAATTAGGGAGAATGTCATCTCCTTTATCCAACAGTTTCCTAAAGAATTAAATCTTGGTAAATATGTTGATTATGAACTTCAGTTTGAGAAAAGTTTTCTTGAACCTTTGAAAACTATTCTTCAGTGTATTGGTTGGGGCACTGAAAAGAAAAATACATTAGAATTCCTTTTTAGTTAACTATGGACTTTTTAAAAGATATTGTAAAAGAAATTGGTGGAGAATACACACAACTGGCAGCAGATATTGATGAAACTGAAACTTTTGTGGACACAGGTTCGTACATATTTAATGCTCTTGTCAGTGGTAGCATCTTTGGTGGTGTATCTGGTAACAAGATTACTGCAATCGCAGGTGAAAGTTCTACAGGAAAAACTTTCTTTAGTTTGGCTGTGGTCAAGAATTTCCTTGATAATAATCCTACTGGATACTGTTTGTATTTTGATACTGAAGCTGCAATCACACGATCCTTACTGGAGAGCAGAGGCATTGACACAACTCGATTGGTTGTGGTCAATGTGGTTACAGTTGAAGAGTTTCGTGGTAAGGCACTAAAGGCAGTTGATTTGTATATGAAAAAACCTGAAGGAGAACGCAGTCCTTGTATGTTTGTGTTAGATTCTTTGGGTATGCTTTCTACCAGTAAGGAGATTAATGATGCTCTGAATGATAAAGAAGTTAGAGATATGACCAAATCTCAACTGATTAAAGGTGCATTTAGAATGCTCACTTTGAAACTTGGTCAGGCAAACATTCCAATGATTGTTACAAATCATACCTACGATGTTATTGGTGCTTATGTTCCTACTAAGGAGATGGGAGGTGGTAGTGGTCTTAAGTATGCTGCTTCTACCATCATTCATCTCTCAAAGAAAAAAGAAAAGGATGGAACAGAAATCGTTGGAAACATTATCAAGGCAAAGACTGCTAAGTCGCGTTTAAGTAAGGAGAATCAAGATGTTGAAGTACGTCTTTATTATGATGAGCGTGGTCTTGATAGATATTATGGTTTGCTTGAACTTGGTGAATTAGGTGGACTGTGGAAGAATGTTGCTGGTAGATATGAGATTGATGGTAAGAAGATTTATGCAAAACAAATTCTTGCAGAACCAGAAAAATACTTCACACCAGAAATAATGCAAGCACTTGATGAAACTGCAAAGAAAAACTTTAGTTATGGGGGATGATGGAAAAAGTTGAAACTACTATCTTAAGAAATTTACTTTTTAATAATGAATATTGTAGAAAGGTTCTTCCTTTCATTAAAACTGAATACTTTGAAAACATTCATGAGAAAGTAGTTTTTGAAGAAATTTGTAAGTTCATCGTTGCTTATGATGATCTTGCTACTAAAGAAGTTCTTTTGATTGAAACAGAAAAAAGAACTGATATTACTGAAGATACTTACAAAACTATTTGTGAGTATATTTCTACTCTTGATGATTCATCTGCAGATAAGCAGTGGTTGGTGGATACTACAGAAAAGTGGTGTAGAGACAGAGCAATCTATCTTGCACTTATGGAAAGTATCAAGATTGCTGATGGACAGGATGAAAAGAAATCAAGAGATTCTATTCCATCCATTCTTCAAGAAGCACTTGCAGTTGGATTTGATAATAACATTGGACACGATTACTTAAAAGATTACGAAGAAAGGTATGAATCTTATCACAGAAAGGAAGACAAAATCCCATTTGACCTTGAATATCTCAACAAAATTACAAAAGGAGGTCTCCCTTCTAAAACTCTCAATATCGCACTTGCTGGTACAGGTGTCGGGAAATCTTTATTCATGTGCCATGTGGCTAGCTCCGTCTTGCTCCAAGGGAGGAACGTACTGTACATTACGCTTGAAATGGCAGAAGAGCGCATTGCAGAAAGGATTGACGCTAACCTCTTGAATGTAAATATCAAAGACATTCAAGATTTACCAAAACCTATGTTTGATAGTAAGGTAAATGCTCTTACTAAGAAAACACAAGGAACTTTAATTATTAAAGAGTATCCAACTGCTTCTGCACACTCTGGGCACTTTAAGGCACTTCTTAATGAACTATCTTTGAAGAAATCCTTTAGACCTGACATTATTTTTATTGACTATCTTAACATCTGTGGTTCTTCAAGATACAAAAGTAATTTTTCTGTAAATTCTTATTCATATGTCAAAGCAATTGCTGAAGAACTCAGAGGACTTGCAGTTGAATGTAATGTCCCAATTGTCAGTGCCACACAAACTACTCGGAGTGGTTATGGTAATAGTGATGTCGATATCACTGATACCAGTGAATCTTTTGGTCTCCCAGCTACTGCTGACCTTATGCTTGCTCTCATCAGCACAGAGGATTTGGAGCAAATGGGACAAATTATGGTAAAACAATTGAAGAACAGATACAATGACCCTACCATCAATAAAAGATTCGTTGTTGGTATTGATAGGGCAAAGATGAGGCTCTTTGATGTAGAACAGAGTGCCCAACAGGATATACTTGACTCTGGACAAGAAGAAGAGTATACTTATAAAGAAGAATCTAAAAAGGAAAAATTCGCAGGATTTAAATTCTCATGATTGAAAAAGTTGATTTTAACAAATACCAAAACTTTGTAGATGCTGTAACATCTGATGCATCTAAAGATTTTGTAGCATTCTCTGATCGTATTGTTGAACTGGACAGGAAAGGTGCTAATATTGAACGCCTTCTCACTGCTGGTGTTGGCATTAATGCTGAAGGTGGTGAGTTCCTGGAGATTGTGAAGAAAATGATTTTCCAAGGTAAGTCCTGGAATGAAGACAACAAAGACCACCTGATTACTGAACTTGGTGATTTGATGTGGTATGTAATGCAAGCTTGTATTGCCCTTGAAGTCCCTATTGATTATGTGATTTCAAGAAATGTAGATAAACTTCTGAAGCGTTATCCTGAGGGTGCATTTGATGTATTCTACTCAGAAAATCGTGCAGAAGACGATAGATAATTAATAATATAGGTAAGTAATGGCAGGAGCAACTTCACTTCAAGAACAGTGTTCTATTATAGCTATGTATTATGCTATAGATAAAGGATCTGATACTAGAGCTTTGATGGATCTAAATTTAAAAAATGTCCTTTACAAAACTTACAGAGGTATTAATACAGATTGGTATACTACTTTTCTTGAACAAGCAGATGCTGTAAAAAATTATCTTGGAGTTAGAGACAAAGATACATCTTACAAATATGGATGGTTTGATGGTAGTGCTGGATGGAATAATAATAAAATTCCATCTGACAAAGTTACTAGTATTGTTACAGATATTTGGGATGTTTTTACCAGACAACAAAGAGATTTGTTTGGAAATAAAAAAGACTCTTGGAATACAGCAGATGTTTACATGGTAAAGGCAAGTAAAGAAAGTGAAATTTTAAAAGAAGTAAAAGATCTTCATAAGTTATTTACAGAATCAACAAGTCCAGAAATTTTTGTTGGAGTTTTAAAAACTTACATGTCTAAATGTGTAAAAAACAAATGGTTGATTCCAATTTCTTTAAAGAAAAGAACCTCAGGAGTTAAAGTAACTGCAAAAGAAAATAATGTTGAAGACTATCCTGTAGGTAAACTGAAAGTCATAGAAGCTTCTTTTGATGAAGAACCATACAGTTATTTTGAAATTCAAGATAGAGGAGAGTTAGATTTTAAAGGCAATTCTTTTAAATATAAAGCTAGTTTTACTGTAGGATCTTATAAACAAAAATATCTAATTGAACAAAGAATGCAAGGTTCTGGTTCAAAACAAGAAGTTAAAGATATTGTTGCTACTAGATCAGGAGCATATAAAGCTGCATCTGCTCAAACTGGATTAGTTCCTGCTCCTAAATTTACTGAAATGATTTTAGAGTATGCAAAAGAAGAATATAATTATAATATTCCTAATGTAAATACTTCTTTTACTGAGCAAGAAAAAGAATACTGGAAAGATTATTTTAAAGAAATTTATAATGATAATACTTTCTCTGGGGTAAATTTTGGCACACTCAAAATTATGGGGAAACAACATACACCAGAAGATTTTATGGAAGTTGCTATTAGTATAGATGATCTTACTGAAACTCAAGTTAAATCTAGTTATGGAGTTAGTAAAGGAGATTACTCTGCTAAACTTAGAAACAAACTAAGGCATTTAAGATTTATGAAAGCATTTATTAATGCAAAGGTAAGAGGAGATGAAGTATTTGGAAAATTTATTTGTGAAATTTATTATAGAGCAGCAAAAATGAATATGGATGAAAGTGAATTGGCAGGACCATTTATTAAAATCTCTTGACAATACTGAAAAACCTGCTAGAATACACACATATAATTACCAGACTATGATTGACCTGAGAACTGGAGATTGTATTGAGTTGGCAAAACAACTTGATGACAACTCCATTGATTGTACTGTAACTTCACCACCATACAACAAACAGAAGATTGGTGGTGGATTGTTTCGTAAAATTGAATATGATAAGTTTGATGATTCACTTCCAGAAGATGTTTATCAGGAGCAACAGATTGAACTTCTGAATGTTCTGTTTGATAAAACTAAAGAAGGTGGTTCTCTTTTCTATAATCATAAGGTAAGGTATCTTCAAGGTAATGCCACATCTCCTTGGGCATGGTTGCCTAAAACTAAGTGGCATATTAGGGAAGAGATTATCTGGAATAGGGGTAGTGGTCCTGAGATTTCTGGTTATAGATTCACTCAGATTGATGAGAGAATCTATTGGTTGTGCAAAGGAGCAAAGCGTCCCAAACTTCCTAGGAGATCTGTAAACTATGGAAGTGTTTGGAAGTTTGGTCCTGAGATGAAGAATCCTCATCCAGCACCATTCCCTATTATTCTTCCTCTGCGTTGTATTCAAGCAGTGATGGAAACTCCTGGTGTTGTTCTTGATCCTTATAGTGGTTCA